AGAAGGGAAAACAAGCAAAACCTCTCAGCTACCGCACTCAAAGCCTCTGCCGGTTGTTATGGCTATCGCAAACCCACATCTCGCCAGATGTAGCAGAGGCATGACATGACCCCTCTCTCTTGAAGCCATGCGTAGGCATGTCTAGCATCGGGCACGCCCGGTGTCCAGCCCTACCCAACGATCTCTCGAATACTGCCGCAAGAACGGCTGGATCGCCGGGGTCGTGGAGAAGTGGAACCCGCACGCCCGCATCCGCCAGGATCTGTTCGGGTGCATCGACCTCATCGTCATCGACGACCTCGAACAAGGCCCGCTCGCAGTCCAGGCTACGTCCGGCACGGGACACGCCGCCCGACGTAAGAAGTCGATCGCGGAGCCGAGGCTCAAGCTCTGGCTCGAAGCCCCGGCTCGCTTTGAGATTTGGTCCTGGTCCAAGCGAGGGCCGAGGGGCAAGCGCAAGGTATGGACCCTGCGCCGCGAGCCAATCATCCTCGCTCACTTAGAACCGAACGAAGACGGCTAGGGTCCACCTTCAAGGCGCGAGCCAGGAGGACCACCGTCCCGTTGGTCGGGGCGCTGAGGTTGTATTGGCAGTTGAATATCGTCCTGGCGCTGACGCCGGACTTCTTGGACAGCGACTCGACAGAGGTAAACCCCGCCTCGTGCATCAGTCCATAGAGCCCCTCTTCAGGTCTCTGATCTTCATTAGGATGTCTCTTCGTTCCCATGACATGCAGTGCTCCAGTTCGCTAGTGAGTTTCAGTAGTTGCTCCGTCCTGCTCGCCTCCTCCATCTGCTTCCGAGATGGGTTGGTTCGGCATAAACTGCAAGACCCTTCGTAGTCTCTCCCCACGATATGGGTGTCGTGCCCCTTCTTGCAGAATCGGGTGTTGTCCGTGTAGTTGCACTGCCGGGCGGGTCGATCGCTCATCTTGTGCTAGATCCTCTCTGATTTGTTTGATGACTGTTCCGTACAGAGCGCTCTTCTCCAAGTCCTTCGCGGTCTTGACCCAGTAGTGAGCCGTCGAGTGATCCGTGCGATTCAGGTAAAGGGTGATGTCCTCCATCGTCATCGGGGTCATCTCCCGCATCAGGTAGGCGGCCACCATTCGAGGGTAGCTCGCCATCCTGGTGCGTGAGTAACTCCAGATCACGAGAGGATCTACGCTAAAGGCTTTGCAGACAGCCAGTAGGATGCGGTCAGGGTGGTTCATGTCGTTTGCCACACGGTGTGAAGCCTACCGTTCTTGGACCGCCTCCGGTTGCCGCTGTCTCTCACGAGCCCCATCACGACAAGCTCCGCTCGACGCGAGCGGATGCTGCTGGCAGACAGCCTCCCATCCATAGCCTGAACCAACTCCAAGTCCGTCAAAGGACGAGACTGCAAAGTCTTGAGGATACGGCTCCGGGTCTCGTTCATATGCAAGGACGACGGCCCTTGCCTGCTGGTCTCAGGATCGCTGGCGCGAGCCTTGGCTTGAGAGTTCATGTGCTCGATCGCATCCCTCAAAGCCTGGATGGAACTATCCAGGCCCTGAGGAAGTGACGTAGACATGCACCTCCTCCAAGCCTGGACGACTGCCCCGGCTTGGATCAGAACCTTGTCTCTTGGGCTCATCAGCTTCGGTCCTTTTGCTCTACGCCCAAGGCTTCCTTGAGGATCGCCATGTGCTCTTGGCCTGCCTCGCGCAAGTCGTCGAGGTCTGCGCCGATGATCTTGCTGATCTTCACGCGCATCCCCCACTCCTTGTAGGACTTGGAGTCCGACACGTTCTTCAACGCTTCGAGCGCGTGCTCCTTGAGGGGGAACGGCTCGATGTCGATGATCGCAGGCTTGGGCCTCGGGGCAGGGGCTTCCCGTTCCATCGGGTCGTCCTTGCTCCAGAGCTTCCAGCCCAGCCCGAACAGCAGCGCTGCCGCCTTGCACATGCCACGCACGAAGGCGTCGCTGATGTCGCGAGCGTCGGGGTTCTTCTTGGCCTGCATCCGGTGATCCATCACCGCGTGCGGGACCGGCGAGGTGCGTCTACCACTGGGGTGGTCGAACGCGATCAGCAGGTAGTAGCTTCCGTCCGGCGCACGGTGCGCGATGTCGCCCGTTTCCCTGTTTTCAACGGCCACGGGTTGCCATCCATCCCCGTGCTCGCGCAGGTAGAAGGCGATGCGCGCCCAGTTCACGTAGTCGGCAGCGAAGTTGCCGCCGCCCTTCTTGCTTACGTCGTCAGCCTTGACGACATCGTCGAGTCTTGGGTAGGTCATTCTGCGTCGTCCTCCTTGCTCGGGACGTAGATCTCAGGGGCAGGCATGGCGCGAGGGCCGGTGCCCCTCCAAGCGAGGTTACGAATCGTCTCGCCCTTGACCCAGTAGTTCCAAGCCATGACGATCAGGCTGATCGCCATCTCTGCCGACATCCGGTTGTGCTTCTCGGCGTTATCCTTGAGGAGCCGCTGTCGAAGCCTGAGGACCGGGTCGTTCTCGATCAGTTCTACGCCCTTCGTGAGACGATCCGCGAACGTCAGAGCGTCGTCGCCGCAGAGCCTGCGGATCTCGTAGACGATCATCCCGATCAAGGTCGAGCGACTGAGCTTCGCGTCCTTCGCACGCTCCGCGATCTTGGCGCAGATGCTGATGTCCTCCTTGTTGTCGAGCCAGCAGCGATACTGCTCGGAGAGCACGGCCTTGGTCTTGATCGTCTTGAGGCTTCCGATCCTCCGCCGGTTCTCTTGCAGGCGTAGCTGCGAGATCACGATGCTGGAGCATCGAGAGGCGCGTGACACACCGTCCCGCTTCAAGAGCGCCGACAGCGAGCGCAGGAGCCCCTGGTCCTTCGTCAGCGCCGCCTCCGTCTCGCAGTTGTCGGCGCACCAGAACCAGACGGAGTCACCCTGCGTCTTCTGGTAGATGTAAGCCGCCGACAAACGGTGCTGGCCGTCGATCAGGTCGCCCTTCTTGTCGAAGACAATCGTGTCCCCGTTCGCGCAGTTCCAAGTGCCGTCCATCATGGACTGCAAGTAGCGGTCGCGGGTGGCTGCGCTCATGTCGCGCACGTTGCTGGAGTCCTTCAGGATCTCCTCGATCTCCGAGCAGGTGAAAGCCCGAAGCCTGAACTTGATTTCGCTTGGCTTCTTCATCAGTCGTTTCCTTCCCATTCCGGCTTGTGCCGGTTCTTTGCTTGCCAGTAGTCGAGTTGCGCCTTGAACATGGCAAGCCCCTGTTCAAGTTGCTCCTCCGTGACCTTCACGAAGGAACAGCAAGAAGGGTGGGTCCGCGATACGTAGACGATCGCGCAGTCCTTCTTGTGTTTCGTTGGAACCTTGAGGTCGAGGGCCTGCCGGGTTGCAGCTAGCTGCATCCAGTGGCTCTCGTAGGTCTTCAGGTTGTCCATGACATCCTGGTTGCCGTCGCGTCCCTTGAAGTCCAGCACCCAGGCTTCGCTGTGCAGGTCAGCCTTGGTGCCGTAGCCCCACGGGTGGGCGACGCCGGTCTCTGCGAGCCACGGGTGCAGCGTCTCCGACGTGTCGCAGTTCTCCTTGATGAGTTCCGAGACGCCGTAGACGTGCGCTCGGTAGTTCTTGTCGAAGGGTTCTTCTCGATAGAACTGCTCGATCGCGGCGTGGATCCGCGTGCCTTCTTCGGCTGCGTCCTTGGCGATCTTCGCCGCGTCTTCGAGGACGCGAGCCATCCACTCTTCGTCGGTGTCGTTGACATACCGATGGATGCGGAGCGCGGAGAGCGCCGCCTGCTGCTGCTTCCAGCGGGTCAGGCCAGGAGCCGCAGCGCATCCGATGATGGTCGTGACGCCCGGTCCCCAGTTGTTCTTGCGAGCGTCGCGCAGCGTGGGCTTTCGCATCCCGTCGCCCTTCGCCCGCTCGACCTCGCCGATCTGGGTGCCATCGCTGGCATACCAGTGCCCGCCCTCGGACGGGCGCTCTGCCTTAGTCGGCATTGTCGGCATCCTTTGCGTAGAACAGCGCCGCGTTCACGCTGTACTTGGCTGCGTCGAGGTGCGTCAGGATCGCCGTCGCCCGACGCATGGCGAAGACGCTGCCGACTCGGGGAGGCGTGCCCTCAAGAACGTCGTTCGTGATCTCCGACAGGTGGCTATCGACCACCTTCTGGAGGTTCCCGAGCGCCTTGCGGTGTTCTTCGATCGCCTCAGAAAGGCAGGTCTTCGTCGCTGATGATGTCATTGTTTTCCTCTTGTCCTTGATTGTTGAAGGCGACGAGGGCTTGCTGGACCTCGTCGGTGAAGTCACGGCCCGCGTAGACCGTGCCGGTGTCGGGGTCGATGCGTCCGAAGTAGACGCTCTCGCCGTAGGGTCCGCCGTCCGTGATCGAGACGTGGCCGGGACGGCTGCTCTTGTCGGAGTTGAGCGAGACGACGACGCCGTTCGCGACTTCGAGCTTGGGTCGCCCCTTGCCCGGCTTGTTGCGGAGCATCGGAGCGATGTTCGTCAGGCCAAGCTCCAGCGGGGCACGCTGCTGGCGAGGCTCCTCGCTGGCGAGCTTGTGAGCCCACGCCGCCTGCTTATCGCTCAGGCTGTACTTGTCGAACTTCTCGACTAGCTC